GGGCAAGTGGGTCTACGCCGCCTGCGCACGATTCGTCGCCGACCTCGAGCGCGACGACCTCGCGCTCGACCTCGAGGCAGTCGAGGAGGCCCTTGCGTTCTTCGCAAGGCTGCCGCTGGTCGGCGAAGACACCGGCAGGTCCTTCGTGCTGCACCCGTGGCAACGGTTCGTCATCGGCAACCTGGTCGGCTGGCGCTGGGCCGCGGACGGCCGCCGGCGGTTCAAGTTGGGCATGCTCCAGGTGGCACGCGGCAACGGCAAGACGACCCTCATGGCCGGCCTGTCGCTCTGGGATCTCATGGGCGGCGAAGGGCGACGGGTCCATGTGATCGCCAACAACGAAGACCAGGCGGCAATCCTGCTGGACACGTCGCGGACGATGGCGATGCGGCTGGAGGACCCGACCACGCTGGTGCGCTTCAACCGGATCACGCGGCCGAGTGCTGACTGCGAGATGACGGCGCTGCCCGCGCTCGAGCGCTCACTCGACGGACTCAACCCCTCGCTCTGGATCGCGGACGAGGCTGCGGAGTTCAAGGGGCGCTTCCTGACAAAGCTGCTCACGACCGGCGCCAAGCGGCGCGAGTCGCTCGGCGTCATCATCTCGACGCCGGGATCGAACCCGGAGAACATGTATGCCGAGCTGGTGAAGCAGGCCGAGGCCGTCCTCAGCGGCGAATCGCCCGACGATACGGTCTTCGCCATGCTCTACGGCATCGACGCCGCGGACGCCATCTCGGACGAGGGCGCTTGGCCGAAGGCGAACCCCGGCCTCGAGCACGGGCAGCCGGACGCGCAGAGCTTGCGGCGCGCCTGGGGAACGATGAAGCGCTCGCCGATGGGGCGCTCCGAGTTCACCCGTTACCACTGCTCACGCGTGGACGAGAACACGGGCGGATGGCTCGACATGAGCCTATGGCCCGGCGGCAAGACCATCGAGTGGCGCGACCTGTACGGGCGCCCGGCGTGGCTCGGTCTCGACCTCTCGAAGTCGCTCGACATGTCCGCGCTGGTGCTGGCCGTGCCGATGGAGGATGGCCGGGTGGCGGTCCAAGGTCACTACTGGTGGCCGGCGCAGGACGTTGCGCAGCGCGAGCTCGACTACCGGATGCCCGTCCGGGTGTGGGCCGCCGAGCGCAAGCTCACGCTGACGCCCGGGCGCGAGATCGACTACGAGTCGATCCGGCAGCGCCTGCTCGAGCTGCGCGATTTGTTCGACATTCGCGCTGTCGGTTACGACGCGTGGGGATCGAAGTACCTTGCTGAGCAGCTGACGGCCGACGGCGTGCCGCTCCTGACGTACCGCATGGGCATCTCGACGTTCGGTCCGGGCTGCCAGCTGTGGCAGAACCTGTGGGCGTCGGGCAAGCTGGTCATCGGCGACGATCCGGTCATGCGCCGCAGCTGCGCGGAGGCTCACGCGCAGACCGACCGGAACGGCAACGTGCGCCCGGTCAAGTCGAGGGAGCACTGCATCCTTGACCCGCTGGTCGCCGGCGTGATCGCGATCCACGTCTGGGGCGGCAAGCGCGCCTCAAGCTACGAAACGGAATCTTTTATCTGAACCCTGTTTAGGTGCAATCTGCACGGCAGACAGGACGCAAGATCCCGCCATGCTCCGAGGACTGTTGCAGCGCTGGTTCGGCTTCTGGCCGCAGGCCGGGATGCTGTTGAACGAGCCGAGCGGACGTGTGGCATACGTCACCGCCGTCGGCTCGATGCAGCACACCGCCGTTTTCCGCGCGTGCACCCTCATCGCGAACGATGTCGCGCGCGTTCCGCTCGACGTCGAGGATGGAACCGTCGACGCGCTACTTCGCTCGCCGAACCGCTGGATGTCGGGCTTCGAGCTGCGCCGGACGATGACGCTGCAGGCAACCCTGCTGGGCAACTCGTTCGCGCTCATCAACCGCACCCGCTCCGGCGACCTGCTCGAGCTGATCCCAATGCAGGTCGACTCGGTCACGCTCGACATCACTGGGCGCGAGCCTCTCTACCGCAGCAGCCAGTACGGCGACCTTTCGCCCGAGCAGGTGCTCCACATCCGGACGACCGGATACAACGGTCTCTGGGGCGAGTCGCCGGCGCGCATCTGCCGCACCGCGATCACCACGGCGATGGCGCAGGAAACCGCGCAGCTCAACGCCATGCAGAACGGCGGCCAGGGCAAGCTTGCGTTCATCCATCCGAACACGATGAGCGAGCCCGCGCGGCAGAACCTCGCGGAAAAGTTCATGTCGAACCACGCGGGACCCGAGAACAGCGGGCGCCCGATCATCCTGCACGAAGGCATGCGCGTCGAGCGCATCGCGTCGAACGTCGATCAGGCGGGGATCGACCTGTCGCGGAAGTACAGCATCCACGACGTCTCTCGCATCTTCGGCGTGCCGGTCTCGTACCTGAGCGAGCACTCTTCGCAGCCATACGGCTCGATGGAATGGCTCGGCCGCATGTACGTCGAGGCGTGCCTGTCGCACTGGTTCGCCGCGTGGGAAAGCGAACTGAGGACGAAGCTTGTCGGCCCGGTCTCGCGCATCGCGTTCGACGCCGACGCGATCATGCGCCCGAGCCTCGCCGAGCAGATGGCCGCGCTCCGCACTGGCGTCGAGAGCGGCATCATCAACCCGAACGAGGCGCGCGACATGCTCGACATGGAGCCGCGCGCCGGCGGCGACGAATACGTCATGGGCTTGAACATGGGCGCCGGCGGCGGCGCGACCAACATCGGCGCCGACACCAGCGCGGAAGCGGGAACCCCCAATGATTTCTAGGCGCAGCATCGACGCGACCGAGCAGAAGATCGAAGGACGCACGCTGTCCGGTTACGCCGCCGTCTACGGCGAGCAGAGCCGCGAGATCGTCGAGCACGGCCGCGCGTTCACGGAGCGGATCGCGCCCGGCGCGTTCAAGTCCACGCTCGACGCACGCGAGGACGTGAAGCTTCTCTACAACCACGATCCTTCGATGCCGCTGGCCCGCACGCGTAGCGGCACGCTGAGTCTCGAGGACAGGTCGGATGGCCTGCACTACGCCGCGGTACTGCCCGAGACCACGCTCGGCAACGACGTGCGTGCTCTCCTCGAGCGCGGCGACCTGAGCGGCGAGATGTCCTTTGGCTTCTACGTCGAGAAGGACGAATGGAACGCGAAGCGCACCGAGCGCACCGTGCAAAAGGCGCGGCTGGTCGAGATCAGCGTCGTGGTCGACGCCGCCTACCCACAGACAAGTTCCAGCCTGCGTCACGTTGACGCGGCTGCAATCGAAGCCGCACGTTCGCGGCTGGCACTTCACCTTGCGAGGATCACGCCATGGATTCCCTGACCGAACTCAACAACCTGACGCACCAGTACCGCAAGACCCTCGAGGCGTTCGCAGCCCGCAAGGACGCGAAGACGCATGAGATCGAGGCCCGCGGCAGCGGCGAGGAGCGCGAGAAGATCGCGCGCCTCGACTCCGACATGACGGAGATCGAGAAGCTCATCCAGCTCCGCAAGCTCGCCGCCGAGGCCGCTGCGCCCGAGTTCAGCGCGCGCGTCGCCGACGACGACGGCAATTGGATGTACGACGGCATGAGCGCGCGCAAGCGCAAGCAGTACGCCGGACGCGAGTACACCGAGCGCTTCATGGGCGCGATCATCGGCGGCGACATGGCCGCCTTCCGCGCTCTGTCGACCGGAACGAGCAACGCGCCCGTGCCGACCGACCTCGAGCGCCGCATCATCGAGAAGCGCCAGCAGGCGTCCGTCATTCGACAGCTTGCGACCGTCATGACCATCGACTCGACCCGCGAGGTGAGCGTCGAGGGGGCGCTGCCGACCACGGCGAAGGTTGCCGAAGGCGGCTCGATCACGCCGAACGATCTGACCTTCGGAAGCAAGATCACCTTTCTGAAGACGAAGTACGTCACCGCCGGAAAGGCCTCGCGCGAGTACCTCTCCGATGTCATCGGCACAAACGGCATCGGCAGCGGCCTCGACTACGTCGCCCGCAAGCACGGCACCTCGATGGGTCTGCACCACGAGCAAGAGTTCACCATCGGCGACGGCAGCGGCGATCCCGAGGGCATCGCAGGCTCGAGCGCACAAACCAAGCTGGCTGCGGCAAGCCAGGTGACCGACCTTGGTGGCGCGGCGATCACCACTGTGACCGGCGACAACGTGATCGACACCGTCCACCTCATCAAGCCGCAGTACCGTCTTGGTCCCAAGTTCAGCTGGCTGTTCAGCGATACCTTCCTCAAGACGGTCCGCAAGCTGAAGGTCAACACCACGGACTACATCTGGAAGCCGAGCGACAACGGCGGCCTGATCGACGGCGTTCCCGGCACGCTGTACGGAATCCCGTACCGCATCTCGGCGTACGTTCCGTCGGCCACGGCCAACAACAACATCTTCGCCGTCGTAGGCAACTTCGAGTATTTCGAGATCGCCGACCGCATGGGCATGGAGACGCTGATCGACCCGTACTCGGCCGCGGCTACGGACGAGACCATCGTCTACATGTACACGCGCACCGATTCGCGCATCATGCTGATCGACGCCTTCGCCGCGATCACCTGCTAAGCCTTTGTCTCCCGGGGGGTGGCGCGGGGAACCGCGCCATCCCCTTTCCATGCCGCAGCTCCCCATCCCAATCGACATCCTGCGGACCCGGCTCCGCATCGAGGTGGAATCCGACGATACGGATCTCGCCGCGCTGTGCATTGCGGCGGGCGAGTTGATCGAGCGGGAGACTGGCGTTCTGCTCCGCTCGCAGACCGTGGTCGAGAAGATCGCCGGCTGGCGCCGCACCGTGCTCCGCAAGGGGCCGATCTCGGCCATCACGTCCGTCAGCTACACCGACACGAACGGCGCGACGCAGACGCTGCCGGCGGCCGAATGGTTCACGTTCGAGGATGACGAGCTAATCGTCCTCGACTTCGATACGTCGGCCGTCATCAAGGAGAACACGCAGCCGACGGTCACCTACGTCGCCGGGTTCACCGACGTGCCGCACGCGCTTCAGCAGTGCATCGTGGCGCTGGTCGGCGCGTGGTACAGCAACCCGGAGGCGTCGAACGTCGCGGCTCTCGCCGAGGTGCCGCTCGCGTACCGCCACATCATCGCGCACTTCTCGCACAGGAGCCCGATCCGATGATCTCGGCCGGGCGCCTTCGCCATCTCGCCGTCCGGCTCGCGCCGAGCGCCTCGCGCGACGCGCTCGGCCAGCGGGTCGACGCCTGGACGCAGGCCGCGCAGTTCCGCGCCGACCTGCGCTCGGACTCGGCTGACGAGCGGCAGTACGCGGACGGCACGGCCGTCGTGCGCTCGTACGAGGTGCGCGCGCGCTGGAACACCGTTCGGAGCATCGGGCTCTCGGAGACCGACCGCATCCTCGTCCGGGGCCGCACGCTCCGCATCCGCGCGATCCAGAACCTGGACGAGCGCGACCGCGTCGCCGTCATCGACTGCGAGGAAGTCACATGAGCATCGAGGCAGCAGTGCGCGCAATGCTCACCGCCGGCGGCACGCTTTCCGGCGGCGCGAACGGCGTGCCCGACGAACGGGTGACGCACGGATTCCGCCTGCAATCGACGGCGCTGCCGGCCGTCACGTTCGAGATCACGTCCGTCGGGCCCGGTTCCATCGGATCGACGGGCGCCTCGAGCGGAGGCATCCGCGAGGCCGAGGTCGAGATCCGCTGCGTGGCGCAGGAGGCCGTCGACGCCATCGACATCTGCACGAAGGTCCGCGCGGCCTGCGTTCCCGGGACGTACGCGACATTGTCAATCGACGCGCTCCTCTACCGGGGCCACCGAGTCGAGGCGCAGGCGTCCGGCGAGGGCGACGAGGCGCAGCCGGCCGAAGCGGTCTGTGAACTGCTCATCTACTACAGGGAGTGACCCATGCCAGCGATCTCAAGCGGAAACGCCGCCCTTTCGTACAACTCGCAGGTAAGCACCGGACTTCTGAACGTCACGGTGAACCACAACGCGGACATGCTCGAGGCCACCGACCTCAATGACCAGCGCAAGTCGTTCATCGCTGGGCAGGCAATGACCACTGCATCGGGAGAGATTTTCTACGACCAGGCGGACCCCTGCATGGCCGTGCTCGAGACCGACTCGGTGAATCCGGTGAGCCGCAGCGTGGTCATCACGCTCGCGACGGGAATGACGGTCACCGGGAGCGCGTTCGTCACGTCGTTCTCGGCCGTGGCCGGAACGAACGAAATCGTGCGCGCCAACTTCGAGCTCCAGTTCACCGGCGCGGTCACCATCGGATGAGCATTCGAGACGCACTGCTGCTCCGAAACGCGACGGCCGAACTTTCGTTCGGGACGGTCACCCTGCGCCGCCCGTCGGCCGCTGACGTCATCGAGGCGATGCAGGTCTCCGCGAGCACGCCAGAGCGCCTGTACGCGCACTTCGTCTGGCGGCACCTGCTTGACGAGTCGGGCCGTCAAGCGTTCGACTCGGTCGAGCGAGTGCTCGAGCAGGACGGCGTGCGGGTGCTCGAGATCGGCAGGGCGTGCGAGAAGCTGTACGGAGAAGGCCGGGACTGACCGAGGGCGCCCGCAAGGTCGCGCGCGCCGCCCTCGACCTGACCAAGGCCGACCTCGAGACGCTGAGCGCCGCGGCGCTCAACATCATCTGGGACATCCCCGATTGGGAAGGCATCCGACGTGAGATCGACAGGCGCCAAACTCAACTTCAAGCTCGAGGCCAGGCAGCTGGGCCAAGCGCTCAAGCGCCTCCCCGTTGAGGTGCGCACCAAGGTCGCCCGCAAGGGCATCCGCGCGTGGGGCAAGCTCGCGGTGCGCGCGCTGCGCCGGGCAGTCATCCCGCAGGACCTCGAGACGCGGCGGGACGCGGCCCTCAAGGTCAAGACGTACAAGCGCGGCAAGGTCATCTGGGGCGCCGTGGGCATCCGAAAGGACGGCGCCCGCGTCGGCTGGAGAAGCCACCTCTGGGACGGCGGATTCCGGGTGTGGCAGAAGGGCATCAAGGCCGACGGAACGCCCCAGAAGCCCGTAACGAGGCCGGGGCGCAATCCCAATCCGCGCATCGTCC